GGATTATCGTCCCTGCCCCTTTTTTTGAGCGCGCCCCCAAATTGCAAAATGACACTTTGAATTGACACTTGCCAAGATTGATGGCCGAAAGCATCTCTACCCCCCTCGCTCAAGCTGTGCCTTCGGAATTCGCAAGCGCGCGATGCGCGGCACTCATGCGGCGCTACGCGCTCGGCCATGTGCTGACGGCGGCGCACAAAAAAGAGCTGGACAGCGTGCTCCCCGTTGGCAAGCCAATGGCGAAACGCGCCACCAGCGAGACCTATCGATTCAAGCTCGCTTACTACGCCAAATTTTTTAAGCTGGCGGGCAAAGATCCTGAGCGAAAATTAAAGCGCTGGATTGCAAAAGGGCGCGAGGTTTCGCCGGCAGACATGCCGCCCTTTGATTCGCCCGGCCTCATGGCTGACTGGTGGCGGCGGCACATGGAATGGCGTGTGCCGCTTTATTTGCTGCGCCACGAGCAGCCGGACGCGGCAATTGACCCGCCTGGCGCGCCGCCTACCACGCCCGCACCATCCCCCGCGTCGATGGGTGACCCGACGGGGGATCCCGTCGTGCTCGATATGAGCATGGATATTGCGACAGACATGGGCTTGCAGCAAATTCGCGCGCTCGTTGTCGCCACATTTCAACAGCTCCAGCGCTGCATGGCGAGCGGTCATCTGGCCCAAGCCAATAATTTTCGGCGCGAATGGCAAAGCCTCGTCGGCACCCTCCGCCAGTGGGAAAAAGACATCGTAAAAATCCAGGAGGGCAAAGGCGAAGTGATGCGCACGCGCGTCATCAATACGGAGCTGGTGCGGATATTCGGAGTCTTGCGGCAAAGCTTCACCAATGAGCTGCTTGATCTCGCTGAACAACTCGCGCCGGAAATGCCGCCGCCTGAACGGCGCGAGATAGTCTTGCGCAGGCGTGACAAATGTTTCGTGCATCTCAAATCAACGCGCTTTGTATCTAGCTATCAACCGACCAATGAGTGACCTTTTTTCCGTCGCGCAAGCCAAGCAGTTCATCGGCACGCCGGAGAGTGATTTCTTGCTCGATCTTGTCGCCTCTGTGATGCAGACCCAACCTACAGAGCCGGTGTGGAAATGGGCGGAGCGGCATGTGTGGCTAGATGAAAAAATGAGCGCCAAGCCCGGCCAGTATAATTCGAGTTTTACCCCGTGGACGCGCGAATGGCAAGAGCTGCCACTGCGCCCGGAAGTGCGCGAAGGCGTGTTCATGAAATCATCGCGTACCGGCGTGTCCGAGGCCGCGCTGAACATACTTCGCTGGATGCCTGACAATTGGCCTGGCAATGCGTTGTACTCGATCAACTCAGACAAAAAAGCGCGCGAAGTCGGCGAGCGCCGTATTCTGCCATCAGTGCAAAAAATCGCCGGTGCGCAAATGACCGATGATGAAAACGACGCCACGCTTTCGCGCATCTCGCTAAAAAACATGGACATCATGATCTCCGGCTCTGGCTCCGATGGGCCGTTCATGGAAATCTGGTACCGCTTGATCATCCTCGACGAGTTAGAAAAACACATTGTGTCGCAGGGCACCACGACGTACGACCGCGCCAAGTCGCGCCAGACCGATGTCACCGATGGTCTGCTGCTCGCGCTATCAAAGCCAGAAGATGCGGGCGGCGTCATCGATCTCAAATACATCAACGGCACACAAAAAAAGTTCCTTGTGCCGTGTCCTCGCTGTGATCAGCGCATTGAATTCCTGACAAAATTTCTCGTCGCAAATCATTGCAAAGAAGACTCCGGCTGGAACCTCCAGCGCGTGGTGGCGGAGACGTACTATCAATGCCAGCTTTGCCAGCAGCCTATCCACGAACACGAAAAACGCGCAATGGTCAACGCTGGCGTTTGGGTGCCAACCCCGGAAGCACAACGCCGCCGTCCGCCGAATGGAAACTATGTGCCACCCGAGCCAGGCGTCGAGTCATACCAGATTTCAGACCTTTACTCGCTCTTTGAGCGCGTCAACTGGGGCAACCTCATGAAGATGTGGCTACAGTCGAATGTCATCAATCCGACCGAGGAAGCGAAAAAGTATTTTCGCATGAACCACGAAGGTATGCCCTGGGAAAATGAAACCTATAGCATCACGAAAGAAACGGTGCAGGCATTGCAGGCCGGGCGTGTTGAGGAGCAGATGATCAAGGCCGCCGACGGCACCGAAAGCCGAGTGCGGGTGCAGCTTGGCGAGTCTTTCCGGCTCGCCTATCGCCATGGCCAGTTCAGCTCACCGCTGCCGTTCCGTCCGGCGATGCTTTTCGTGACTATCGACAAACAGTGGGACCATCTAAAGTACATGGTGTGCGCGTGGAACTCGGATGCAGAAAATTTCCTTGTCGATCTCGGCCGTCTAAGTGACGAGGATCAGGTCAATGATTTGCGCACGCGACCTTATTACGTCGCCGGTAGATCGCAGCCGGAGTACATCTTCTCCGGCCTGCTCGATTCGGGGCATCGTCGCGATGAAGTGTATCGCGCCTGCATCAAACATCAGACCACCGCCTGCGCAATCCACCCTGCCGGCTGGCAGCTCCACCCGTGTCGTGGCGAGGGCAAACATGAGGAGTATCGTGGGCGGCTCTCGCGCCTCATGACAGATTACATCGACGGCCAAGAAATTGCCGTGCGCATGTTTTTCGATCACGGCCTCAAAAACGAAATCTACATCGGCCAAATGCAAAAGCGCAAAGCGCCGCGCCTTTGGTTGCCGCTCGATTATCCGGCAGAGCTGGAAAACGAACTCACCGCTGAAATTTACGACAAGTCCGCGAATAAATGGGTGCATGAAAAAATCAAACGCGGCCCGAATGACTGGGGCGATTGCCTGAAGTATCAATACGGCGGCCTGCAGGAGTTTCGCGAAGAGCTCAAGTCGCTGCCGTTGCCAGATTGACATCCCTGCTCTCGCATGCGCCACCGCATCGCCCTTGATGATCACCGACATCCAACGCCACCAGCTCGCCATCCTCGACCGCGCTAAAGTCATGTGCGAGGCCGAGGGCATCGTCGCAAAAATCGTCGGCTACGGCACGCTGCTATTGGTCCTCCCCGTCTATGGCGACGCTGGTGCCGAGCAGCTTATGCTTGATGCCACCGCGCCTGCCGCTCAGCTACCCGCACCGACTTAGCCCGGACTTTGACACGCGTCGCGCCTTGTGGCTGCCACCGTCCTAAATTCCGAACTTCTCATCGCGGGCATCTTGCGGCGCGCGCGCGCCATGCCGGATCCCGCCGCGTATCTTGGCGGGCTGCATGATGCCGCTTTTACCGCCGTGATGGCGGGTGATGAGTACGTTACCAATATCAGCGCCGACGGCGGGTCGAGCACGGCGGAGCGCAGCCTGCCCGCCACCGTTCTCCTGCAGCTCTACGAGGCCGCATTGCAGAGCTATGAGGCCACCGCCGCTGCCGGCACTCGCGTCGGCGATGGCTCCGTTCGGCACGGCGATTTCAGTCAATCTCCCAGCATTCTCGGATGAGTTCACGCCACAAAAAAAATCGCAAACACGCCGCGTCGATGATTGGCGTGGATTCGTCCACGCCCTTCATGCCGACCCCATCCGCCGCATGGGGCTCGTTTCAGGGAGCGGACACCACTTCGCGCGATCGCGGCTATATCTATATCCCGACGTTGGACACGCTGAAAGAGGTTGATGCCTATTCGCGCACAGAGCTGCTTCGCCGCGCCAGATATATTTACAATTCGGGCGGCGGCTTGATTCATCGCGGCGTCGATGGCGTCGCCCGCATGATCTGCGGCACCGGTCTTTTTCCGTATCCGCTCGGCAAAAACAAAGCTCGAAATCAGCGCCTGCGGCAGCTCTGGAATGCGCGCGCCGAAGCCGCTGGCACCTTCGATCTCTCCCGAAAATTCACCTGCGGCATGGCGCAGCAGGCCATCGTGCGCGGCAAAATTAAAGATGGCGACGTCGCCCCAGTGCTTGCCCGCAACGAAGCCGGCCGCTTGCGCGTCATGTTTTACGAGTCGCATCAGATCGGGCAAAGCACTACCCGGGTAGTACTTGGAGAGCGCTGGCATGATGGGGTTCAGCTCGATCAGCACAATGGCCCGCTTGCCTATCGCCTGCTCAGCACTGACGCTGCCACCGGCCGCGAAACCAGCGTCGATGTGCCAGCGCAAAACGTCCTATTTTGCGCGAACTACGAGCGCTTCGGGCAGGTGCGTGGACTTACCCGCTTCTATCCCGTCCTGAACAAAGTTCTCGATCGCGGCGAGATCATGCACGCCATTACTAAAGGCATCAAAATGCGCGAACAGATCGCCTATGCCCTGGAGCAGCAGCAGCAGCCGCTCCCCGGTGCCGTGCAGGCCGGCGCGCGCGGCGTGCTGTCGCCCCGCCCCACCACGGAAGTCGAAATTGCCACGGGCAAGTTTGTGACGATGGAGCAATTTTTCGGCAGTGGACAAACGCAGGACCTCAAGCCGGGCCAGTCGTTCAAAGTCATCGAGTCAGCGCACCCTGATGCCAATGTGCAATCCCATCTCGAAAATCTCGTGCGTGATGTCGCTTGGGCGCTCAAGTTTTCGCCAGAACTGCTGTGGAATATCACACAGCTCGGTGGTGCCAATACGCGCTTCATCATGGCTGATGCACAGTCACAGATTGAGGTCGAGCAGCAGGAGCTCGTCGAGCAGTTCCTCGGCCCCTATTTTCTTGCGTGGCAGCGCGATATGATCGAGGCGGGCGAGATCGAAGACGCGCCCGATTGGGAGCTGCACACCTGGCTGCTGCCCAAGCGCCTTACTGTAGATTTTGGTCGCGATGGCAGGCTGCACATCGAGCAGGCAAAGCGCGGCATGATCACGCTGAAAAGTCTTTACGGCTTCGTCGGTGACGACTGGCAGATTGAGATTGATCAATACCTCGACGAGCGCCAATACATCAAGGAAGGTATCGCCGCGCGCGGCCTTACTTATGCCGAAGCTTACCCCGAAATCGGCACCGGTACCACTGCCAGTCAGGAGCAGGCAGATGCCGCTGCTGAAAGCTCCACGACTACCCAACAAATCGCCGAAATGCATGAGTCCATCATGCGCGCCGCAGATCACCGCCCCCACCGCTCATGAATGAGACCATTAATTTCCATCACGTCGCTCGCGCCTTTTATTTCGAGCCGCTGGCGCTTGAGCAGAGCGCCATGCTTGCTTGCCACATGTATCTCTGGCCGCGCATCACCGGCCAGGTGCAGGACTCCGCGCCATTAACCGCCAGCGCCGCCGATGGTCCCACCAGCCCCCAGCACGTTAAGGCCACTGGCGGATCGGCGCACATGCGCAAACAGATCGCCATGCCCGCGATGCAATCGAATGGTCCGTTTGCCCCCACCACCATCTTAGACCCTAGCTATTACTGGACCATTGATGGCAAGCCCGGCATCGCCGTCATTCCGCTCAATGGCATGATCAGCAAGGGTGCATCCCCCTTCGCCGAGGCGTGCATGGGCGCGTTGAATCCCGACCGCATCTCGCACGCGCTCAATCAAGCCCTCGCCGCGAAGGATATTAAAACCATTGTGCTCGACATCGGCTCTCCCGGTGGTCGCACCACCGCCACCCCTGAACTCGCCGCCCTGGTGAAGCAGGCTACGCAGACGCGCGGCAAGACGGTCTATGCGTTCACCGACACTCACATTGCATCCGCTGCCGAGTGGATCGCCAGCCAGTGCGATGAGGTTATCATGACCGGCTCCGCCTCGCTTGGCAGCATCGGTACTTATTTAGCTTTCTTGAATCCTAAAGTCGCCATGCAGATGCAAGGCTACGCGCTGGAGCTTTTCAGCCAGGGCACGCACAAAGCCCTTGGCATGCCCGGTCGCGATCTCACGCAGGCAGACCGCGAATACCTCCAGGGCACCGTGGACAAATGCAATGCTGAGTTCATCGCCGCCGTCAAATCCGGCCGCCCCAAAGCCAGCGAAGAATCCTTGCGCGATGCAAAAATGTACGCAGCCGACGACGCCATCCGCCACGGCCTCGCCGACGGCATCGTCTCCTCTTGGGACGAATTCGTCAGCCTCCTCTAGCCGTTCGTAGTTCCGGCTTCAGCCGGTCCGGTTTCCCCGTTCGTAGTTCGGGCTTCAGCCCGTCCGCCTCCCCCGTTCGTTTGACACCCCGCCCCCATCGCCGCAGTCACCTCTACCTCCCCTCTCCATGCTCAAACCTCGCCACGCCCTCTTCCTCCTCACCGCCGCCAGCGAGCACGCCAGCGCCGGTGGTGGTGACACCCCCATCGTCGATGCCGCCGCCGCCATCGCCGCCATTGAAGACAAAACTTTGCCGATGTCGCAGCGTCTCGGTGTCGCGCTCAAGGCTCTGCAGGGCATCGCTCCCGCGGCACAATTCACCGCCGTCCAGGCCGATCTCGCCGCCGCTCAGGCCGCCCTCGTCACGCGCACGGCCGAGCTCGCCACCGCGCAGGCCAGTCTCTCCGCGTTGCAGACCGATTTCACCGCGCTGGAAGGCGAAAAAACCACGCTCGCCAAAGAGCACGCCACCCTCTGCGCGCAAGAGCGCGATGTCGAAAAACGCGCCGCTGCAAAGAGCGCGGAGCACATCGCCGCTCTCGGTTTTGCCGCTGGCAAATTGCCCGCCCCCAGTGCCGACTTGCCTGCCGATATTCCTGCCAACCGCGTCGAGTTGGAGACCGCCCTGGGCAAGCTCAAAACCGCCGACGAGCGCCGCGCCCTGCTCAAACAATTCAACAACCGCGCCGCCTAAAACTAAGCCGCGTTTTTGACATTCAGCATCTCCCGAATCCGCACCCTCTCTTATTATGGCAAACACTATCGACTCCAATCTGCAGCTCACCGAAGTCCTCGACTCTGCGATGCAGGCCATCAAGCGCCGCCTCCTGCCGCTCCTGGCTTTCAGCACGGTTTACCGTAACGTCCAGCTCAAGGGCGATGACCAAATGGCCGTCCCATTTTATCCGCTTGCCACCAGCGACAGCGTGACGCGCACCCCCAGCGGTTCGCGCATCGCGCTCGCTACCGCCACTGCCACAGAGTCGCGCACAATTGAAAATTTCACCAACAAGGTGCAGGCGCTCAGTTTCACCGGCACCGAGCGCGCCCGCCAGCCGATGTTCAATCCCGTTAAACACGGTGAAATGAAAGGCCGCAAACTTGCCGAAGACATCCTCGCGGACATCTTCGGCATCGTCAAAGCCAAGACCTTCACAGGTGCCACGATTGCCGCCACTACCGCTGCCAACTTTGATGAAAACGACGTCGCCGATCTGCGCACCTTGTGCGTCGATAGCTACTGGCCCGAAGGCGATCGCGCCCTCATTCTCAATCCGAGTTACGCTGGCAACCTGCTGAAGCAGGCTCAAATCATTGATGCCGCCAAGCGCGCCGATGGCGGGTCGAATTTCACCGATGGCGTCCTCTCCCGCATCCTCGGCTTTGATGTGTACGAGTCCGCTGGCGTGCCGACCAACAACGTCGCCGCGCTCACCATCACTGGTGGTGTCTCCGCCACCGATGTCATCACCACCAGTGCCGCGCACGGTCTGGCCGTTGGAGATCGCCTCATCTTCCCGACGCTCTCAGGTGGCTCAGGCATCACTGCTGCCACCACCGCTTACTTCGTGGCGGCCGTGCCGAGCACCACGACTTTCACCGTCTCCGCCACCCTCGGCGGTGCCGTACTGGACTTCACCACCACCATCACCGCCGGCACGGTGCGCGAGTACGAAAACATCGCCGGGTTCGCGGTCATGCCATCCGCCATCCTCATCGGCTTCGCCCCGGTGCCACCTACCCCCGCTATCCGTGGCGATCTCTTCGACTACCAGGAGCTCGTCGATGACTCAGGTCTCGTGCTGCAATACTATCACGGTGCCGATGCCAACACTGATCAGGAGTATCAGACTATCGAATGCCACTACGGCTTCGGCCTTGGCGATGCCGCGCAGCTCAAGCTCATCACCACCCCGATCTAAGCCCCATGAAGCTCGCCCTCCTCATCGCCCTGTCCGCCGACCGGCGGCAGGGCACGCCCCTCGGCGACGCCATGCCTTACGATCAGGCGCTCAACGAGTTCAAGCGCGCCACCACCCTCGGCCTCGCGCCCGCGCCAGATCGGCCCGTGCTCGAATTGTGGGCTGGCAACTCCCCCGCCAAGTCACATCGTTTCAAAGCGCCCGCTCCGAAGGCCAAGCCCGCGAAAAAAGCCCCGGACGCCGTTGCCGCAGACGCCGCACTGCTCTCGTAAAAATCTCCGGTCGCGCAGACCGGCTTTCATGCAAGCTCGCCGTGGTCTTTTGGTTGGGGACCACGGCGTCCTTGTGTTGTCAGATTGACAACGGCTCTCCCCCATGACCCTCTCCGCCGTCCTCAGCGCCCGCCAGCGGCATCAGACTGGTGTCATGACTACCAGCGGCCTCGCGGGCGGCAAAGAGCAGCTACAGCCCGGCAGCATCAGCATCGGCGGCACCAGCTATGTCGCCGCTGTGCATCTCGGTGAAGTCCAGCACCGCATGGACACCACCACCGGCCTCTGGCGTCGGCTGCAGCCCCTCGTCGCCACCGTGCGCAAGGTCTTACTCGCCACCGCCCCCGCGAAAAAAAGCGTTATCACTTTCGGCACCGTGATCTACCAGATCGACGACGTTGCCGGGCACAATGCCACCGATCTTGTCTGGACGCTCAAGGCCGAGCGCCTACTCCCCGCCCCCGCATGAGCCAGCTCGCCCGCATCAAGGGTATGCCGAAGCTGCTTAGCCAGCTCCGCGCCTATCCGCGCTTTGTCAGCGCGCAGGCCACCGTGCTCCTGCACAAGCACGCGCGCGTGCTCATCAGCTCCAGCGGAAAAAACAAGGGCCTCGTGCAGATCGTCCCGCCCGTCAGCATGGACCGCGACATCACTGGCCCCGCTGCCCGAAAGCAGGGCGCGAGCAAAGTTCAAACGGACATCTGGAAAGTCTATGGCACCCCGGGCGATGTGTACAAGCAACTCAAAGCGAAAAATCCGGCTGTCGCCGCAGGCTATTGGGCGGCCGTGCAGCGGCGGGACTGGACTGCCGCGAATGCCCTCGCCCGCCGACTCGGTGTACCGCAGATCGTGGACTTCACTGGCGACGACGGAGCGGAGCACAAACTCCGCAGGCGCAACGGTGTCGTGACTGGTAAGGCCAAGACACTCTTCGTCACGGATGCCCGTTATGTCCGCTCCTATATCAAGCTAAAGCAGGGCAACGTCGGCCTCCTCGCCGCCGCATTAGTAAACAGTTACAGCGGGGCTTTCGGCCCCCTGCGTGGCGTCCCCGCGTGGGTCGCGCGGCACTCCGGCTCCTGGGGTGCGGCGCAGATCGCCGAGACGCAGCAGGGCGCGAGTACCAGCGTGCGCATCAGCCTTGAGGCCGGTGCATTGAATAGTCACCTCCAGCGCTTTTTCACGCTCGCGGATATGCACCGCCAGCGTGCCATGGCGCGCGAAGCCCCCTTTGCCATCCGCGCCGCCGCCAAGGCCGCTGGCCTCCTCCACTAACACCTCCGCTCATGCGCGATCTCATCTTCACCAACTTTATCCACGGCTACCTCGACACCGCCGCATCTCGCGCCGTCGGCATCCCCGCCGCTGCCGTTTGCGCGCTCCTCAAAATGGACGCAGACACCGACGACCTCGACCCGCGCATCTGCATCACCGCCGAAGAGCAGGGCACCAATCGTTCGCGCCAGCTCACCGTCACCATCAGCGCGCGCGGCACCGTCGCTCGCGCCACCACCGATCCCTGGCTGGACGCCATCGCCCTCCGCCTGGCCGATCACCACCAGCTCGCCCTCCACCTCGCCGCGCAAAACTACAGCACCCGCCTCGGCTACCAAATCGAGCACGTCACACCCCCCGCCGCCGTCCGCGTCCAACGCACCGAAACCGGCCCCATCGAATCCGCCGTCGCCATCACCTTCCACCTCACCGTCTAACCCTGTTCGTAGTTCGGGCTTCAGCCCGTCCGCCTCCCCCGTTCGTAGTCCCGGCTTCAGCCGGTCCGGTCAGCCCCTTCCACCGCATGAAACAACTTCCACCCGCGCCGTATTATGACCGCGACGGCATCACTCTTTACCACGGCAACTGCCGCGAGATACTACCGCACCTGCAGCCCGTTGACGCCGCCGTCACCGACCCGCCCTACAACGAAACTAATCTTGAATGGGACACCTGGCCTGTCGGCTGGCCTTCGCTGCTCGCGCCACTGACCAACTCGTTTTGGTGTTTCGGCTCGTTGCGGATGTTCTGGGATCGGCGCGATGAGTTTGGCGCGTGGAAACTTGCGCAGGACATCGTTTGGGAAAAACACAATGGCAGCGGGATTGCCTCAGATCGGTTCCGCCGCGTGCATGAACTGGCGGTTCATCTTTATCAGGGGGATTGGGCGGCGCTCCATAAGGCCGTCCCGCGCGTTGGCGAGCATCGCGCCACAAAGATGATGCAACGCGGCAAGACGCCCCACCTCGGAACAAAAGGACAACTTGGAATACAAGAGGGCCAAAAGCTCATGCGCTCAGTCATCTACGCCAACAGTTGTCAGGGCTACGCAGTCAACGAAACGCAAAAACCGGAGGCGCTGATTTCGCCCCTGCTGGAATATTGCGTTCCTCCCGGCGGCAGCGTGCTGGATTGCTTTGCTGGTAGTGGCACCGTGCTCGCCGTCGCGCGCGCTCAGGGGAAGCGCGCCATCGGCATTGAGCAGCGCGAAAGCCAATGCATCGAGATCGTCAAGCGGCTCTCACAAGGCGATCTTTTTCAGGATCCCCGTTCGTAGTCCCGGCTTCAGCCGGTCCGGTCAGCCCCATGCCCCAC